GTTCCGTAACTCAACGAGCCGGTACGTTCCCAAGATTCGTCATTCCAAGACGAAAAAGGGCGCCGACGCCGTGGAGTATGATCGACACAACTTTGAAGTTGTGCAGACCATCTTCGCGGCCGGAGGTGTAGCGGAGTATGAACGCAAGTTCTACTTCGTCTACGAAAACCTTCCCGGTGACACGTCAGTCGCGCTCGGCGATGCAATTGCAGATCTTGCAATCGCTACCTCCGATGCGTTCCTGACGTCGTTGCAAAATTGGGAATCCTAATACGATCCAGACACAACTATATGTGGAAAACATATAGCTGTTAGGCTACCTCGTTGGTAGTCCGTGGACCGATCGTAGATTCTCAAAATTAGGTTGTTTGGGCAGGTCACTAACAGCATGGGACATTTTCAAGAGGTTAACTCCTGTATGTCTAAATGCCATGTTAGCGAGCTGAGCAACGTATATCGCTGCATCTTCAATGATGCTCGATATGCGTTCCCGACGCTGGAGATGGAATTTGAGAGAGATCTCACCCGTCTCCTGAGTCTCGTGGAGCGAAGAGGTATACAAGTTTTTCTTGTAGACCTCCCAGCTGTTGGTAAGCATCTAGATAGGTGCTTATCCGGCGGCCAATACGAACTGTCAGGTTTGCCTCTGACGAAGAGGTTTTCTGGCAGAGTAGTGATCCCTAAGTTTCTTAGGGGACTCTACTTATTGGTTTTTCACGAGACAGGTCGCTTGAAGGAAGATGCAGACACTGAGGCTATATTCTTTTTGCGGCAAATTTTATTTGCTGCTAAGAAAGCTAGTCTCCCCTGCACAGACGATAAAGTCGAGAACGAAGTTCTCGAATTTGTCGCTGTTGATGAGTCGTTACCAGAGCTCGATGAGTTCTGGAGTTCGGAGCCCACCAATTCTACTTACAGAAAGGAAACAGACTATGGAGGATTCCAAAAGTCTGCCCTCTATGCGAGCAGGGTTGGTGCTCTGCCTACGCATAAGCGTGGGCAACTCACGGTCTTCCTGGCTGCACTTGACTTCGTGTCAGGTGCAGTTACCTCTACTCTCGGATCGTACGATCCGTCTGAGTGGAGCTTCAAGCACGGACCAGGCGCTGTTTCAGAGACTGTTGGTCCCTCCAATAAGTACTATTGGAAGAACTGGTCAGATTCTCTGGAAAGCGAATACCCAATCGCAGACTATGGTTTCCATAGCTATACGAGTTGGGCAGACAGAGCAAACAGTCGACACCTTGTTGGTACAGAAGTACCTCAAAGTCGAATGGTTGCTGTTCCAAAAACCTACTCGAAGCCGCGGCTCATTGCTGCGGAACCGAGTGAGAATATGTGGTGCCAGCAAAACTGCTGGGACTACTTCTCTCAGCGATGCCGAGATAGCTGGATTGATCAGTTTGTTCGCTTCCGCGACCAAACTCTCAATCAGGCCCTTTGCACGCGTGGTTCTTTGGATGGCACGTTGGCTACCGTCGATTTATCGGCGGCTAGTGACCGTGTTACCTGTCACGCTGTAGGCCAGCTCTTTAGGAGTAATCCTAAATTGCTAAGGTGCCTACGTGCGTTTCGCACCCCTTGGATCGGACAAACGTTGACGCCTCGTGCGCCAGCGCGAATCCGGTTGAGAAAATTCTCAACAATGGGTAACGCCTGCACTTTCCCTGTTGAGTCCTTACTCTTCTTTTGCATTGCCATTGCTTCGGTGTTGGTACACCGTCGCAAGAAGCTTTGCATGGATGAAGTTCGGGCTCTGGTTGGGGAAGTGGCCGTCTTCGGAGATGACGTTGTCATCCCCGTTGACAGTCGGGAGCTGTTTGTAGAGGCACTTGAAATCTTAGATTTCAAGGTCAACATAGGCAAGTCTTTCTGGACTGGGAAGTTCAGAGAGTCCTGCGGTGTTGATTCCTTTAACGGGGTCACCGTGACTCCCGCTTATTGGAAAACCCTCTATGACGGCGGACCAGAGTCGTTAGCAAGCGTGGTTGAGACGCACAATAACTTCTACCAAAAGTTCTTGTTGCGAACCTCAGCTTATCTTGCGTCGACACTACCTAGGCTTGTGGCCAACGTAGCTCAACACTCTGGTGCCTTCGGTCTGAAGACTCGTTTACCTGTGGCGAATCCCTCTCTCCGAGAGAGGTATAACGACCACTTGCAACGTTTCGAGATCCGTGCTTTGTCGCTGATAGCGACTCAGTCAAGATCGCCGACCGAAGACGACACTGCATTACTTCAGTTCTTCACTGAAGATCCGGGTCCTGGAATTCCATGGACTCACGGAGTACTGCAGCGACCGAGGCTTCGAGTGAAGCCCCGGTGGGTATCGTATACCGATCTGGCCGCTCAGGCCAAAGGGTATTCGAGGGAGACTTAAATGATGGCTCAATCGACTAGCGCTGTCCCGACTCTCTG